TGTAATGAAGGTGAATTTATAGCACAAGAAGATGAAGGTATTTTAATATGCAATAATAAAGCGTGTGGAAAATTCATTACACACATTGTAGATGGAAACAAACCCTCAAACAAAGAACCACCAAACGAAGTTTCCTATACAGCATATATCCGATTGAATCATTTTAAGGAAATATTGGCACAGTTTCAAGCAAAAGAAACCACACAAATTCCCGACGAAGTCATTGATGCCATTAGAAATCGCATAAAAAAAGAACGTATTACAGACAAATCGCAATTAAATTATGGTAAAATGCGAGAAATATTGCGCAAATTAGGATTAAATAAATATTTTGAACATATTCAATATATTAATTCTATATTTGGAATTAAACCGCCCATAATGAATGAAGAATTACACGAAACATTATGCGTCTTATTTATTGAAATACAAAAACCGTGGGCGATTCATTGTCCCCCGAATCGCACGAATTTTTTCAATTACACATACACATTATATCAATTATGTGTATTGTTAGACCAAGACCAGTATTTACCATTTATACCAATGATGAAAGACCGAGAAAAACAATTGGAACAAGATATGATTTGGAAAGATGTATGTAAAACGTTGGATTGGCAGTTCTTTCCTACTGTCTAATGTTTTTAAACAATGTATATGTTCCAAACAAAAATAATGATATTTGCAATACAATTACGACTTGAGGAATTAACATCCATTTATCCAATGATTCTGATGCATCGGGATTTTCTTTGTATGCGTGCAATAATGATTTCATGTCATCCAAAAAGTAGTAATTAATAATAAATGCGATTAGATTAAACATCAAACCAACAATAATCAATCCAATATTATAGGATTGAGATTTACCTCTATAATAACGGCTATATCCAAGAGCACCAAATGAAATAGATGTATAAAGTCCTACATTTCTTAATGTCGTGTGATAAAACATAATAATATTTTTATGAGTATCGTCCATTATAATATTTATATACTAATTAAATATTATATTTTGCTTAAGCCACGCGGGGGAAACCAACAAGGTTGGCGCCAATACCGAAACCGGCACCAGTGCGAGCAGTAGATCCCATTGCTGGAATGAAAACATCGAGGATGCTAAATGTGGCCGCAGCTACAAGGGCAATAATAACAACTTCTTCAATATTAAGTTGTTTCTTGGGCACGGCAAATGCAACAATGGCAACAACAATACCTTCAACTAAGTACTTAACAACGCGCTTAACGAGTTCTTGGAAATCAAACACACCAGTCATTTTATATTATATAAATACAAAATAATTCTAAAATATAATATAAATAAAAGATTACAAATAATATTATATGTCAGGTTTTGAAAGAAAAATGATTGACGGAAAAGCAAATCCTAAATATGTTGACCTATGTGATGAAGATGCCCCCCTTGCTGGACAAAAATTCACGTGTTTGTCATTTGTTTCTCCTGAAAATATACTAAAGCGTCGCGAGCAATTCTTATTTGAAGAATTTGTAAAATCGTGGGATTTTACTAAATCCATGTCTAAATTTTTTGATTTTATTCATTTTATGTCTTATAAATATAACCTAAATGTTGAAACGGCCATTGCTGATTTCAACGAATTTGTAAAGGAAGAAAAGGACAATCTAAAAAAGATGAGTGTGGAAGATGATTATAAAACATTTATGGATAAAAATGAAGAGCGACTAAATGAAGAGTTTAATCGTAAAAATGTATTTCAAACTTCTGTGCGTGGATTAAAGGTTCGTGGTGTTTATAATACACAGGAAGAGGCGGAACACCGCTGCAAATCATTGCGTGACATTGATCCCAATCACGATATTTTTGTAGGTCCTGTTGGTATGTGGATTCCTTGGGACCCGGATGCGTATAAAACGGGGCGTGTTGAGTTTATGGAGGAGGAACTTAACCAGCTACATAGTGAGAAAATGAAAAATGAATCGAAAGCCAAAGACGAATTTGAAAAGCGTGTGCGCGAAACAAAGAAAAAGGCAATTGAAGAAAATATTAAAAAGGCAGAAGAATCCGGAAATGTTTTGACTCAAACAATCGACGAAGAAGGTAATTTAACCGGTGTAACAGAAACAGTTGATTTTGAGAGTCGCGAAGTCGCCACAGAAGAGGGTATTAAAGAGCATAATACCGAAATATTGAAAAATATGGCAGAAAACACTAAGAAGGAAGATTAAATCTTTTTTTAATTATATAAAAATAACATGTATTTTTATATAATGGAATTATATCGTAAAATTATTTATCGTGTATTAAAATGTAAAATAGATTACGAGCCAATAAATTACGACGATGAATTTATAAAATATATGAATTTAACAAATGAAATGTCCAATAATGAGACAACGTGTGATTATGATTATACAAGGGCTAAAAATGTATTTCTAGACATTTGTATCCATAAAAATAATTGCGAATTTGAAGACAAATTTGGTTTTTATAAAGACAAAATTCAAAATCTTTTTATTTCTGAGAAACAGCGTTCGTACATAGAAAGTATATTCTGTAAGATACAAAAATGTTATTTTGGATTATTAAGATTTCGAGAATTATTCAAACACAAATATTATAAAACGCAAATAAAAACAGATATGGAATTTACAGAAATAAATGAAAAAAATAAAAACGTTATTTGCATAATACAGAATAAAAAAAAATATTTATTTAAAATCACTGACATATTTAAAATATTAAATGATAAAATGACATTAGGAACCGAGTTTTTTATTAATTCGGTTCCAATTAAAAATCCATATAATAATATGTTTTTCTCAAAAGCAGATTTATACAATATTTATTTTAAAATGAAATTTGATACATTATATTTTAATGAAATATTACATCATTTTTTTAAAGTAAATTTTAATATTTATGAATTTCAAGAGCATAATATGACACTATTAAAGGAACAATCAATAAATGATAGCATACGTAATATGTCAAGTAATGTATTATATAAAAAAATTAGAAAAATGATAAAATTTGTAAACAATGAAATGAATTCCAATGCGTATAAATTATCTATATCGCCTGATTTCGACAAAGATTTAGTTGTAAAAGCATTTACTCCATATTATAGATTATATTTGTTAATGAATTACAGTAACGATTTTTTCAAAATAAATTATTATGAAAACTTATTTTTTTATAAAATGAAACAGTTTTTAATATATAATAATCGTTTTGGAAGAATGAAATGTATTGTTCGCTTCAATAAAACCCACAGATTACCTGTAAATGATAAATATATACAGTTTAATGAACTAGAAAAAGTAGAGGAATTCAAAAATAGTCATCAACAAATTATTAAGAAAAAACGTATATATGAACCTATATTTAAAAGAGATACAGGTAATTCAAGAATATTAAGAGAGCATATCATAAACAGCTTGAGCAATAATAGTGATAGCGATAGTGATAGCGAAAGTAATAGTGAAAGTGACGATGATAGCATTAATATTATAATAAACAATAATAATAATCATATAAGTGATATCAATGATTTAGTGGACACTGAAAGTGAAAATAGCGATATAGAAACCAATAATTAACATATTACCATTTTGTTTTTTTGACATTAATTTGTGGTCCTTTACTTTTTTTACGTGATTTATTTGGGTCATATTCTTCGTCTTCATCGTCAGAGTTAATACCCTTTGATAATTCCCAAAATTCTTTTGAACCCAATCTAAAATCAGGTCGTGTTTCCGCCTTATACCAAAAAATCTGGTCATTTAATTTATTGGATTTCGCATTATTATTTATAACTAAACATTCATAATTTTCTGTTGTTTGGTCCATTACAGCACTAAACGATTCCAATGTGGGAAACATGGAGGCATAATTCTCCCATATACGCTTTCTATTTGTCATATATGGTTCTCGAAGTATAAAAACATAATCAATATTTGTTCGAAGATTAGGAGGAATACCCAATGGATACTGCATTGTAATAATTAACATTACTTTCCAGTGACGACCATTCATAAATAATAATCGCATTAATTTGTCACGTGCCCAAGATTGGTCATATAAACAATCATCTAATATTGCAAATGTACGAGGATCAACACGACTACGACCATAAGACGCTTCTTCTTTTTTCATTTGTTTTAAAACGGCTTTTTGTCGTCTTAAAATATTTTCTATTAAAATGCTGCTATATTCTTCGTGAATAAATAATTTAGGTACATGTTTTGCATAAAAACCATTACCGGCTTCTGTTCCCGAAATCACTGTTCCAACTGGAATATCTTGATGATGGTATAATAAATCGCGAACCAAGAAAGATTTACCAGTATCACGACGACCAATCATAACAATTACTGGTCCTTTATTTTCATCTGGTTTAAATGTAATATTACGCATATCGAATTTTTTTAGTTCCAAAGTCATTATAATATTACATATGATGATTTTTACATTTTTATAACGAATGTGTTTAATTTAGTATTTTATTAAATAGTTTTACATTATTAGAACAAATGACTAAATTTAGTATTGAATTATTGGAAAAACCGATAGTAACCCCCGAAAGATGGGTAAATAACACCGAGGACTATAATCCTTATAAAATAGACAGTTTAATCGCATACAACCCTTGTTATAAAGAATATAATAGTGAAAATTTCACATACGCTCAATTTAATCATAAATACCACTTATACGACAACAATACCATTGTCGACAATCATAATGAAAAAATAGAAAAACAAATATTCTTTAAATATGCTCCTCTTTTAGACCCTTGTCATTATATGATTGGTAAATACAAGCACGACCTACATTTAAAAGAATTACCTTATTACAACAATGATAATCTGCATTATAAAATTAATTCTGTGCATAATGCTTCTTATGTTGACAATATGTGCTGTGTACTAATAAACAAACTTAAAGAACATTATAATTTTTTCAATAGTGTAGAATATTATGGTTCTTATATTGGTATTCAAAAGCAATATCGCATTAACGTGATTGACGACATTGATTATTTACAATCATATGATTTTTTTGAAAATGGTCTCGGAAAACTATTCAATACCAACATTTTCGATAAAGACACATATGCACAATATACAAATAATAATTCACTAAAAAATAAACCCTCTTTAAATATTGAAGACGATAATGTAACAATTGAGGTTGAAACATTAGAAATAGATGAAACTTTAAATAATGAAAAAACTGCACTCGACCTTGTTTATGAAAATGACGTAAATGATCAAGAGAGCGTCAGTGATAATAGTATTGTATCAGATTCTGATGAAGATAATAGTAGCAATGAAGATTCAGATAATGACGAAAATGATGATGAAACCATTCCAGATGACGAAGATAGTGATGAAGACAGTAGTATAGAAGAAGAACCATTATATGCATATATTAATGATTTCCCCGTTCAAATGATATGTCTTGAAAAATGCAATAATACATTTGATAATTTATTGGCAAATAATGCAATCGACGAAGACCAAGGACGTTCTGCTTTATTTCAAATAATAATGATATTACTTACATTACAGAAAGCATTTAACTTTACACATAACGATCTCCACACAAACAATATCATGTATGATGAAGTGGATTATGAATATATTTATTACATTTACAATGACAAAACATACAAGGTACCAACATATGGTCGCATATATAAATTAATTGACTTTGGTAGAGCCATTGTCACATACAACAAGATCACATATTGCAGCGACAGTTTCAAAGAAGGGGGTGATGCACATACACAATATAATTTTGAACCGTTTTATGATACTTCCAAAAAGAAAATAATGCCGAATTACAGTTTTGATTTGTGTCGTTTAGGTTGTTCTATTTATGATTTTATTATTGATAGTGAAATGAAAATGTCGACTATGAACGATCTTCAAAAAACCATTGCACGTTGGTGCAGCGACGATAATGGAAAAAATATTTTATATAAAAAAAATGGAGAAGAGCGTTATCCGAATTTTAAATTATATAAAATGATTGCCCGTCAAGTGCACAATCACACTCCTGCTTCACAATTAGAGCAAGAGTTCTTTAAAGTATATGAAACAACTGAAATTTCTGATAATCATAATCATATATTTAATATAAATGAAGTGCATTGTTATGTATAAATATATTATATGGACACTAAATCAACATTTTGTTTATCTAAAACACAATCAAAATGTATATTTTTTATAAGTTTTATATCATTATTTACTTGTATATATGGTCTTTACAATGGTCATACTGATATTGCACTAATTGTACCTGGTTTAGTTTTTATTACCTCTACATTAAATTGGTATGAACCATTATACGATTGGAGAAGATATTTAGACATTTGCTATGTTGTATTTGCATACATTTACGCTGTTATACGCGCTATTAATTCTACAAACGAATTATTGTTTAATATTTTTATGATAATTGCTATAATATGCTTTTTCATTGGATATATATGTATAAAATACGATTATTGTTGGAATTCTGTTTACTTTCATATGGGTGTGCACATATGTGCAAATATCGCATTATTAGCATTATTTTCTGGAAATATTGTTCCAATTAGTGAAAGCCCTATATTTAATTATTTTTTATAACTATAATATAAATGAAGACCGAAAAAAATAAAAACATTAAAAATAAAGTCAAAAAGAACAAAACGATGAAAAAACACAAAGGGGGTAATATTTCGATGTTTGCACCTATTGCTATTGGAAGTGTTGCAATAGCAAGTTCACTTGTAAAAAAAAATAAAGTATGTTATAAAGGAAAAACGCATAATCAAAGTGATTTCGAAAGTTTAATGAATAACTCCGATGCCGTTAAAAAATGTCCGCCAAAAGTAAAATATGGACGCTGTAATACGTGCAAGAAATTACAGCGTTTTATTGACGAAGGAAATAACGAAAAGAAAATCAAAAAATATGAGAAAAAATGCCGAAAATGTCGCGGTAATCGCAGTACAAAATGTAATTTCAAAGAATATGTAAAATATTCGGGCGCAACAATGGGTGAGTGTGGTTCATTAAAAGGAGGAAAATCACCTGAAAAAAAGTCACGCAATAAATCATACGAAACTCCAAAAAAAAATGTCTTAAAAATACAAGATGAAAATTTCTTTAAAAAAAAAAAAGAAAAAATACAACAGAGAATAGCAGCCGCTCAAATGTGGGGGTATTACAAAGATGTTGAAAAACCCA